ATTGGGAACTCCAAATGATTTGGATGAGCGAGAGAAATGGATTCAGGAAAAGAAACTTCCTAACGTTCAGTTCCAAGCAGCATACAAAAGTTTGGTCAGTGACATTACACTAGTTGCTCTTAACAATAACATGAATGCTTCATTTGAAGTTCTATTCAAAGATGCATTTCCAACTAACTTATCCACTATTGGTTTTGATGTCACTCAAACTGACAACAACTTCTTTACTGCAGAAGTAACCTTTAGGTATACCTTGTACGAAATTCGTGCTGTTAATAGTGGTAAGAGGAGAGAATCATGATCCAGTGGAAGTTTGAAAAAACTTGGGGTGGCAACGATAATTGGTACACTAAGTCTAAAAGGTGGGCGAATAAACAAAAGTTTCCAGTCAACCACTTGGCTTTAGGGTTCATTGAATGGTTGCATAAACACTGGATTGATGGTAAAATAGAGATGGAGATGGACTCCGTTGACAAACAAGTTGAAGAAATTCATTCGCAATGGGAAGATGAAGAACGAAAACAGTTCGCACCAGAAGTCGTGGAGGAAGGAGTATTTGGAGATGAAGGCTGGTCTATCAGCATTTCAAATCCAATTGTTGACAGAGGGTCCGAAGGGTCTGAGTCAGGCATGGATACTGGGAGCGATGCATCAGGATTACAACAGAATGAAGGGGATCAAACCCCCTAAGGTAGGACAAGCAGTTCAAACTTCTTTGAAGGAATGGTTGCAAGATCAGAAAGATCAAGGAGTCTGATGAACTTAGAAACTATCCAAGAAATGTGGGAGAAAGATTCCAAGATTGATACAGACCTTTATTGTGAAGAGTCTGTAAAAATTCCTGCTCTGCATGCAAAGTATCATAGTCTCCTCAACACATTCTCTACGTTAAAGATTGATCGTGAACAAGAAGTAAATAGATTGCTTAGAGATAAGTGGATCTATTATAAAGGAAAGGCACCTTCCAAACTCTATGCAGAGATGCCTTTTGATCTAAAACTTACTAATAAAGACGAGGTAGAAACTTTCGTAAATGCCGATGCTGATGTCCAAAAAGCAAGAGCACGACTGGCATACATAGAAGTGTGCCTCAATTATTTGGATTCAGTAATCCGCACTATTAACAACCGTGGATTTCAAATCAAGAATGCAATTGATTGGGAGAAATTTAAGGCAGGTTTCTAATTTATGTCTAACTTGACAATCAAGAAGAAGAACGAAGTATACTTAAAAATTCAAGCAGAACCACATATTAATTATGAACTAGCGGATTACTTTACCTTTGAAGTACCGCAAGCAAAGTTCATGCAAAGGAATAACCGCTATAAAAAGTGGGATGGTAAGATCAGGTTATACTCTCCTGGTACGGGAGAGATATACGTTGGACTGGTTGAGTACCTTACAGACTGGTGTGTAGAGAAAGGATATAGTTTTAACTACGAAGATTGTGAATACTTCGGACACCCAAGAGAAGAGAACCAACTGATAACACCTGAAGGTGTAGTTGGATTCGTCAAAGCATTAAATTTACCAGTCAAGGCAAGAGATTATCAGTTACTAGGAATCTATGAAGCACTGCGATACAACCGCAGGTTACTTCTTTCTCCTACTGCTAGTGGTAAATCTTTGATGATCTATGCCATCACGAGATTCCATGTGAACGTAGACCGCAGAGTCCTCATCGTAGTCCCTACTACTTCTCTCGTAGAGCAGATGTATAAAGACTTTGAGGAATATGGATGGATGGCGTCCAAGTATTGCCACAAGATTTACGCGGGGCAAGAAAAATACACTGAGATGGATGTAGTAATTACCACTTGGCAATCTGTCTACAAGGAACCTCGTAAGTGGTTTGAGGGATTTGATGTTGTCATCGGTGACGAGGCACACCTTTTCAAAGCTAAATCTCTTACGTCTCTTATGAGTAAGTTGCATGAGTGTAAGTACAGGGTTGGTTTTACTGGAACTTTAGATGGAACTGAAACTAATCAACTGGTGTTGGAAGGTTTATTCGGTAGATGTTCACAAGTTACTAAAACAAAAGATCTGATGAAAAGGGGTCAGATCGCTGACCTTGAAGTCAAGGTACTAGTTCTCAAGCATGATTATATTAGTTTTGAATCCTATCAGGATGAAATGGAATATATTGTACAGTGCGAAAAAAGGAATTGGTTTATCAAAAATTTAGTCAGAGACTTGAAAGGTAACACGTTAGTGCTATTCAACTACGTTGAGAAGCATGGGGAACCTCTTTTTGAATTGCTAAATAGAAGCATAGACCGTCCTGTGTATTTAGTGCATGGCGGTGTAGACACCGAAGACCGAGAAGAAATCCGCGCTCTCACTGAACAATCTAACGAGAGTATCATCGTTGCCTCGTATGGAACCTTCTCAACAGGTATCAACATTAAGAACTTACATAATGTGATTTTTGCATCGCCTTCTAAATCACGAGTCCGTAACCTCCAATCAATTGGTAGGGTTCTCCGTAAAGGAGACAATAAATCACAGGCAACACTATATGATATCGCTGACGATATCTCTAGAAACAACTTCAGGAACTATACACTCAATCATCTTTTTGAAAGAGTTAAAGTATACAACGAAGAAAAATTTGACTATGAAATCATAGACGTAAAACTAAGGTAACCATGCTTGAGCACGTCAAACACGAAGAAGAATTCCATTGCTCCATCAAGTTAATGAATGGAGAAGAGATAATCGCTCGCGCTATTGTCACTAAGGATGTAGACGAAAAAGATATTGTTTATGTAGAAGACCCTCTTGTAGTGCAATCCTTCACAAAAGAAGTTGCAGGTGATAAAGCTATCAAGGGTATGGGATTTACTAAATGGCAGAATTTTTCTGATGAGGAATTTTTTATTATTAACGCCGAGTCCATTTTAACAATGGCATCTCTTTCTAAGGAAATGGTTTTTGTATATGAATCTTTCCTTGCTCAGTCCCGAGGCGGCACCCCCCGCGTATCTCGTAAGCATGATAGACATAGAGTAAACCTCACTGACAACGAGGGATCTCTCGGAAAAATTGATGCTGCTAGAAAGAAACTAGAAGACCTATTTGGTAAGAGCTAGCTTTCTTCTTAACAACTGACATTGTAATTGTACAGGTATTTCATCTCCTTGTCAACCCTTGACAAAGAAATGTTTCCTTGCTAATATATGAATATATGATTAGTCGCTTGTGGCAACTTATACTAAACCTAAAATGGCTCCTAAAAAGAAGGAACATTATCTTAATAATAAAGAGTTCTTGGCGGAGCTAGAGAAGTATCGCGCGAAGGTTCAACGTGCTAAAGAAGCAGGTCAACCGAAACCTAGGGTTAATAATTATATCGGTGGGTGTTTTCTGAAGATTGCAACACACCTATCTTATAGACCTAACTTCATCAACTACATGTATAAAGATGACATGGTGTGTGATGGAATTGAAAATTGCATTCAATACATTGATAACTTTGATCCCGCTAAATCAAAGAATCCGTTTGCATATTTTACACAGATAGTTTACTTCGCTTTCCTCAGACGTATTGCAAAAGAGAAACGTCAGATGGAAATCAGAGACAAGATTATTGAAAAGTCAGGCGCTACGGAAGTATTCAGCGTTGACGGAGAAAATAAAGCAGAGTATAATCAAATCAAATCAAGGATAGAAACTAACTCTAGAGGTTACTAATTTGAAGATTCTACTTATAACCGATCAGCATTTTGGTGTTCGTAATGATAACATTGCGTACATTAATATGTACAAGAAATATTATGGTGAGATTGTAATACCTTTTATCAAAGCATCAGGTATTAAAGATGTTATTTGTCTTGGAGATACGTTTGACAAACGAAAGAGTATTAACTTCATGTCACTGGATGAGTGCAAGGAGATGTGGTTTAATCCTCTAGAGGAAATGGGTGTCAGCATGGATATGCTAGTTGGTAATCATGACATCTATTATAAGAATACTCTCAGAGTTAATGCTCCTACAGAATTGTTAGGAGAATATAAGAACCTTACTATTCATGATTCTCCATGTACTATTAATCGTGATGGTCTGGATATTCTTTTGCTCCCATGGATTTGTGACGAGAATAAAAAAGAATCTTATAAAGAAATTGCAGAGTCAACTGCAGATGTATGCATGGGTCACTTTGAACTCAATGGATTTGAAGCACATCCTGGTCACATGATGACTGGAGGAATGGATCCTTCCATCTTTAATAAGTTCAAAAAAGTATTCACAGGACATTATCATCAGAAATCTACCAAGAAACCTATTACATATCTTGGTAACCCTTGTCAATTATACTGGAATGATTACGGACAGAAGAGAGGATTCCATGTCTTTGATACAGATACATTGAAGACAACTTTCTATCGTAATCCATTTGACATGTTCCATAAAATCTATTATAATGAGAAGGTGTCAACTGACTTTGATTCTCTTAGAGGAACTTATGTCAAAGTGATTGTAGAAGATAAAGGAGATCATGTAAAATTTGATCACTTCATTCGTGAACTACAACATGCAGAGGTAGCAGATCTAAAGATTGTTGAAGACCTTGGTGTGGAATTAGAAAGTGGTGTGGAGGTAGTAGAGACCGAAGATACTCTTTCGCTATTAGAATCATACATAGATGACACAGAAATAAAAGCAAACAAAGAAAGCATCAAATCAATTTTGAAGTCTCTGTATGTAGAAGCATGTTCATTTTAGTAAACGGTAAAACTCTTGGTGTATACGCAGTCAAGACAGAAAAGAAACAAAAAGTGGTTCAGATTTTTGAAGAGAGAGATGATGCTGAACGGTATCTCCTACAATTAGAAGCATCCGCTCTAGAAGAAGATGAACCTCTAGAGATTCATGAAATTGATTTAGATATGGTAATTGCAAATTGTGTCCAGTATGGATATAGTTATGGAATTATTGAACCAGACGATCTTGTTATTCCTCCAGTATGATCACCTTTGAAAAACTTCGTTGGAAAAATTTCCTGAGTACAGGAGATCACTTCACCGAACTTGATTTGACAGCAGAACCGTCAACTTTAATTATTGGATCTAATGGCGCAGGGAAGTCCACTTTACTGGATGCCCTGTGCTTTGCACTGTTTAATAAACCTTTTCGTAAGATTAGTAAGAGTCAGTTAGTCAATAGTATTAATGAGAAAGGAACTATTGTAGAAGTAGAATTTAATACTAATGGTAGAGACTATCTGGTACGTCGTACTATCAAACCAGGTAAATTTGAAATCTATGAGAACGATAAACTTCTAGATCAGGAGGCAGCACAGAAAGATACTCAAAAATATCTAGAACAAAGTATTCTCAAACTTAATTTCAAGTCATTTACACAGGTCGTTATACTGGGGAGTAGTACATTTGTTCCCTTTATGCAATTGTCAGCACCACATAGACGTGAAGGGATTGAAGATCTACTTGATATTCAGATCTTCTCTATCATGAATAGTCTATTGAAAGATCGCATTCGTGATAATGTTGATCGTGGTAGAGACTGTGATCATCTTCGTACTATTTCAGAAGATAGAGTATCTTCACAGCAAAAGAGTATTGAAAAACTTGAAGAAGTTAACGAAGAACGTGTTCAAGAAAAGAAAGCAAGCATTGATAATAAACTAAAGCTCATTAAAAACCTAGAGCAGGACAAGAAACCTTTAGAAAAGGAAATTAAAGAGAAAGAAAGTGAACTTCAATCGTTTCAGCAGGTTAATAAAAATTTAGAAAAGTTAAAGAAGTTGCAAATCAAGATTAATAACAAGAGAGAT